CAGTTTTACAATAAAAGGTTGGATATTCCCTGCTGAAAGTCCAGATGTTAAAAATATATTTTATATTAATACAGATCTTAATGCAGCGGGTCCAGGTGTTTCATTGAATTACGATAATTATGCAAATCTTGAAGCTCAATCATTCACAAGCAATTCTCCCAATAGTGCATTTCAAAATACAGATACCATTTCTATCAGTGCAAATCCTCAATTTATTGGTCCAACCGAATTACAGGTGGAGGTATAATTATGGGCAGCAGATACTTAAAATTAGGAGACGGCAGTTTTATTCCTCGTGGTAAAATTGTACCAACAGTTACTATAACACCCGGATTTACTGGACTTAAACTCAGATTTCAAGGAAATAATTTTGGATATTATGTTCAGGGATTATATCTTTCAGCAAATACAAATAATGCAATGCTTTCTTGTTTTGATTTTTATTCGCATATTAAAAGCATAAGCAGCAAATTTCATGCATTTTCAGGATATCCTATAGAAGATTATACAGTTATAGATAATAATACATTGAGTATACAATTTCCAAAAATTAATCTAAGTGCTGTTAATATTGATTTTATTTTCACAAATCCTGCTGGTTATGTCAAAGCTTCACAATCAAGCAGATTCACACATATTAAAATATTAAGCAGTTAATTATTTTTAAAATAATAATGCACATTGAAAATTTGTTGCATTTTATAAATAAATAGTATGGCTCAAGCTGATTATTCCTCTACAAATGACCGAGGATCTAATACTTTTGGAAGAAGTTTACAAAAGTTTATAAATGAACGTCTTCCATACAACAACTATGCTGTTGTTGATGTTCTTTCTCAGCTGAATCCAAAATTTGCACTTTTTCAAGATACAGGAAGTCGTAGAACTGAAGCAATTGCAAAACACAGTGTAAGCAGCAGCACAGGAATTAATGAAACCAGTATAGGTGCGATTGCCAGTGATAATAGTGTTACCAATTATCTTTATGCGAACATACAAGCTGATAAAGCTGCACGTATCCGGGATTATCGGACCATGGCTGCTTTTTCAGAAGTAGCAGATGCTTTAGATGAAATATGTGATGAAGTTGTGAATGTGGATGAAGAAGGTAAAATTGTAAAAATTCGTTTTCATGATGATGATTTGTCGGAAATTCAAAAAGAAGAATTGCAAAAAGAGTTTCATCGTTATATTAATCTTTTTGAATTGGAAAATCGTGGTTGGGAATATTTCAGGCATATGCTTGTGGATGCTGAAATTTATTTCGAGCATATTATTCATAGAGATTATCCACAGGAAGGTATTTTAGGAGTTGTTAGCATTCCTCCAGAATTGGTTGATCCTGTTTTTGGAAATGTTCAGAACTTGATGGTCAAAGGTTTTGTTTTGAGAAAGCCACTTTTTGACAAAACCAATCCAACAAAGGTAGTAGACTATCAAATTGTTCCATTGGATAAAAATCAGGTCACTTATATTAATAGTGGAATATGGAATGAAAATAAAACAGTTCGTCTTCCTTTCCTTGAAAATGCTCGTCGTGCTTATCGTCAACTTTCTCTTATTGAAGATAGTATTGTAATTTATCGTCTTGTTCGTGCCCCAGAAAAATTGGTTTTCAAAGTTGATGTAGGAAATATGAGTCCGGCCAAAGCCGAGGGTTATATGCGCCGTCTTATGAGCCAATATTGGAGTCGTAAAACATTTGATAATAATCAGGATGCGACTGTTCAAAAGTTCAACCCACAAAGCATGTTGGACAGTTTTTGGTTTGCTAAACGTACAGGTCAGGATGGAACCACTGTGGAACAACTTCAAGGTGGAGCAAATCTTGGAGAATTGACAGATTTGATGTATTTCATGAAGAAGTTGTATCGCAGTCTCAAGGTACCTTCTTCTCGTCTTAATCCTGAAGACACATATAAAGATGGAACAGAAATTCTTCGGGAAGAATTAAAGTTTTCAAAATTTATTATTCGACAACAACAAAGATTTGCAGAAGGTCTTAAGAATGGTTTTATAACAAATCTTAAACTCAAGAAAATGTGGTCTGAATACGGATTAAAAGAAAATCATTTTGATTTGGCATTTAATGTACCAAGCAATTTCTATGAAATGCGTGAATTGCAAAAAATGCAGATGCGCACAGAAGGATTCAACAATATTACTAATAATGAAAGCATCAGCAAGATTTATATGCAAAAGAAGATTCTGGGATGGACAGATCGTATGGTATTGGCAAACCGTGAATTCCTTCGTAAAGATGCTGAAATGAAATGGGAATTGGATCAGATTAGTGGGGCCGGTCCGGATTGGCGTAAGCAATTTGAAAGTGGCGGGAAAACTCCAAAAGCTGGTGGGGGTGGAGAAACTCCTCCTGAATTCGGACCTTCTCCGGCTGGAGGAACAACCGCACCTACTGGAGGATCTGCAGATGAAGAAACCCCGGAAGCCCCGGAAGTTCCTGAAGCAGATGAAACACCTGAAACTCCTCAAACTCCTGAAGCGACTTAAAGATAAATAATATTATGTCAATTGTAAGCAAACAAGCACTATATGATGCATTTTCAGCAGGTAATACACCTTCTAGTAATGATTTTAAAAATTTAATTGATAGCACATTTGGTTTTCCTACAAGTGCTTCTAACTATACGACGGGCTTAACTCTTAGCCAAGGTTCTACTGGACTTCCTATTTTAGTAAACGGAGCAACCTATTATCTTGCTTTGTTTAATACTACAACATCACCCGCAATTACTGCAGATCAAAGCGCTTATACAAATACTGTAAGACTTACATATCCTAATGCTGTTTTGGCTGAAACATTTGGAAGCAGATGTGCCACATTTATTCAAACTCTTTGTGGTTATACACCAGATGATGTTATTTCAGCAGCTTGTATATGTTCTGATGATAAAAATGCTCCTATCTTCCCGAATAATACATTCGGTCAATATCCAGTATCTCTGCAACAATTTAGCGGTCCTTTCTTTGCTGGAGGAATAGGTGGATATCCTTTCCCTGGAATTGTTGGTCTTTTTGCTTGGATGAGTCACGTAACAGAAACTGGTGCGTTATTCATATATGTGCATCCTCATATTGGAATCACCAAGAGCGGTCAAGTAGGTTTCATGAAACGTCGGGGTCAAGGCGGAAACCTAAGCCAAACATGTGGAGCCGTTAATGCAGCCCAAGCCCGAATCGTTGGTCCATTGAGTGCAACAGCACCAACATTCCCTAGCGCTGAATTTACAATTAATGATTTTCAACAATATACACTTGTTAATACATTATTTTCGAATACAACCACAAGAAATGCTTTGACTGCAGCTTCTCCCACTCAAGGTGGTACATATGCTCAAAGAATGAAAATAGCTACAGATGCTATCCTTGTAGCTGCTTTAAGCGCTGTAGAAACCATATTGCCAATTTCATATAATGCATTTTTCCAAGGAGAAAACAGTAAAGACGTATTTGTACATGCTGGTACATTCATTAATGTTGATGATGGATTTAGTGCTTATGTGGACACGATTGCGTTTAAAAAATACAATCCTGTAACACAAACATTTACAACTCTTACAAGTGCGTTTTCAGCAGCCTTTGGTTTATAAAATAAATATATTATATAAAATAAGTGATAAGTAGTAGTATGCCAACAAACATAGTAACTGCAGTACTCACCGCCATAACTCAAATATTTGGGGCTATAAACAACTTGTTTAACGCCAAGAACACACCAGAGATGAAAGATCGTCAGGAAAAACAAAAAGAAGTGGATCACACAAGCAGAGCAGAACAAGCTGTAAAGGAGAAAGATGTTAAAAAGATTCGCGATATTCTCGCTGAGTAGTTTATTGATTGCAGGCTGCACCACAGTTACGCCTGATAAAATCAAAGACGAAGTGGCTAGTTATGATGCCAGCACACCCACAGGGTATGATGTGCAGAATAGCGGTTTTATAGGGTTTACTGATGACGGTAAAGGTCTAATAACAGCGTTTGGTGTTTTAAGGTATAATACCCTTGTAAAAGCATATAAGGTCAAATTTAAAGGTTATAAGGGGGTAGAACTTAATGAAAATGACGGAATAACTGAATATGCAGATAAACTTGGAAATAAACTTTATATTATTGATCAACAGCACCTTGTTTATTATGCAATTCTTAATAGTTGGCGTAAAGAGGGCAAGCCTACCGATAGCATTGTAGATAAGGTAATAGACAAAGTTAATTAATATATAAAGATTAAATAATAATAATGAAAAATTTTAAGGATTTATTTACAAAATATCTCACTGAACAACCTGCTCCGGCTGCACCTCCCAAGGAAAAACCAGATGTGAAGCCAGATACTGAAAAGCCCAGTACTGAACCCAAATCTCCACCTCGTCGCAATCCTCTTGAACCTCGTCCTGGTTTTCAACCTCGTCCAAAAGGTCTTGTTCCAAAAGGAAGCGAAGAAGAGGAAGAAGCTGAAGAAAAGAAACGCAATCCTGACGTTAATTTGTTTAAAACAAAT